AAAGGGAAATCGAATAGATGGAACTAAGGGAAATTGGACTTTACAAGAGGGACAAAATGATATATTTATGATAAACAATATATCTGGTGAAAAATTTAAAATTAAACTAGATAAAATATAGGGGATTTAAAATGGCAATTTTTTCAAATGGTTCAGCTACAGATATTGACTTAGAACTTACACCTAAAGGTACAGGTAGAGTAGAAGCAATTGGACCAACAGCAATTCAAGAAGTTTTTGAAAAAGCTACAATATCTGCAACAGCAGCAACTGGAACAATTAACTATGATGTTAGAACACAAGCAGTTTTATATTTCACAACTGCAGCGAGTGGTAATTTTACAGTTAATTTCAGAGGAGATGGTTCAACTACATTAAACAACATTATGAATACAGGCGAATCAGCTACTGTTGCTTTCTTAGTAACATGCACAGGCTCAGCTTACTACAATAATGCTGTTACAATTGATGGATCAAGTATTACTCCAGAATGGCAAGGTGGAGCAGCACCGACTGCTGGTAATGCAAACTCTATTGATGTTTACACGTACACTATTTTTAAAACTGGTAATGCTGCATTTACAGCATTAGCAGCTCAAACACAGTTTGCGTAATAAATTAAAAGGAAAAAAGTTATGCCATTAATAGGTACATTTGGAGCAGCATCCGCAACAGGATTTGGACAAAGAAGAGGTGGAGCTTCTTTTATAGAAGCAAGCGGCGGAACTGTAACTGAAAGCGGAGATTATAAAATTCATACATTTACTGGAGGAGGCACTTTTACAGTAGATAGTGCACCACCAGGTTTAACAGTTGATTATATGGTTGTTGCCGGCGGAGCCGGTGGAGGATCTACAATCGCTGGAGGCGGTGGAGCTGGAGGATTAAGATTTTCATACCCGAATCCAGTAGAAGGTGGACAACCAGTAAGTGAACAAGGCTATCCTATATCAGTAGGTGGCGGCGGAGGCGGCGGCGGTGGCCGTGGAGCCGGAAGTAGCGGTGGATCAAGTTCAGGTTTAGGTATTAGCACAACCGGCGGCGGTGGTGGTAATGGATATTGGAAAACCACAGGACTCCCAGGGGGTTCTGGCGGTGGCGCAGGATCTGGTCCAGGAGGATCAGGTGGTTCAGGAAATGCAGGAGGTTATTCTCCACCAGAAGGAAACCCAGGTGGCGCAGGTTACCCAAGTGATGAAAAAGCTGGTGGCGGTGGTGGCGGAGCTACTGGCACTGGAAGTCCAGGACCAAATGGTTTTGGTGGAGCTGGAAAAGAATTAGCTATTAACGGATCAGATACTTTTTTCGGTGGTGGCGGCGGCGGTGCAGCGAGATGTGATCACCCAGCTGTTGGTGGCGCAGGTGGCGCAGGCGGTGGAGGTAAAGGAGCGGGATCATCAGGTGGTCCAGGTTGTGGTTCACCGGGACAAGGAGGTTCAACTAACACTGGAGGCGGTGGCGGCGGCGGAGGCCATCCCCCTGACGGTAACGGCGGTAGCGGAGGATCTGGTATCGTTATTATAACTTACAAATTTAAATAGATAAAAATTATGGCACACTTTGCAAAATTAGATGATAATAATAAAGTTTTAACAGTTCATGTTATAGATAATGTGAATGCACCTTCAGAAGAAACAGGTATACAATTTTTAACAAATCAATTAGGGTACACTAATTGGAAACAAACTTCTTACAATACTTTTGAAAATATTCATTACTCAGATGGAGATAAAACAATTCCTTCTGGACAAACAGCTTTTAGAGGAAACTTTGCTCAAATAGGTGGCACATATGATCCTGTAAATGATATGTTTTTTCCAGGTAAAAAATTTGCTAGTTTTGTTAAAAATATTACTAGTGCAAAATGGGATTGTCCAGTAGCAAAACCTTCCGATTATAATACTGTTTTGTATGGATGGGACGAAGAAAATCAAGAATGGGTACCTGCAACTGAACGTAATCCACAAGAATAAAATTGACATTTTAATTAAGAAGTTATATAAAAACTAGGTAATGAAAGGTTAAATAATGAAATCATACAAAACAATTTTATCAGAGCAAGTAGTTGTTAATGGAGATATTAGAAGTGAAAATTCTAACATAGATAACAATTTAATTTCAGAAAAAATAATAAAAGACTTAGAAAAAATGGTATTTGAATATCCTAATTTTAATTATGATATTAAAACAACTTACCAAGGTCAACATTCTTGGGTATATAGTTTAATTACAGAAAAAATATTTTTAGATCATAAGATTGCTCTTAATAATTACACAACTTGGTCTAATGTAGAGGGTCTTAATGAAATTTCTGTGAAAAGAAATAATATTGATTTAAATAAAATAGAAGGAAATCCACATTATACTTTGGTATATATTGTTAAAGCTGGCAAAAACCCGGGTGAATTTATGTTAAATTATGATACACAACATCAAAAACAACTTTATTATAAATTTCCAATACAAGAAGGAAATTTTTATTTATTCAATTCAAACATAGATTATTATTTATCAAAAAATTTTGATGAAGAAAATCGAATATATATGACTTGGACTTGCCACAAAAGATAAATGAATATAAAAAATTCGTATTACTTTTTTAAAAAAGCAATACCTAAAAAAACTTGTAATCAAATAATAAAAAAATTTTCTAAATTAAATTTATCTAAAGGAACTACTAAGGGAGAAGTAGAAAAAATTAGAGACTCTGAAATAATTTTTACAAGTGAACCTTTTTTATATGATTTAATTAATCCTTATATACACGCAGCAAATAAAAATGCAGGTTGGAATTTTGAATGGGACCATACAGAACCTTTGCAATTTACTAAATATGCCTTAAATGAACATTATAATTGGCACACTGATTCAGCACCAGAACCTTATCAAGATAAAACAAAAAAATACAGTTATGGAAAAATTCGTAAGTTATCTACGGTTGTAAGTTTAGTAGACAGTTCTAAATATAAAGGAGGAAATTTTCAATTAGATTTAAGAAACAAAGAAATTGATTTTAAAAAAAAAGAAAATCAAGATGTTAGAAATATACTTACTTTAAATGAATTAAATGAAGCAGGTACTATTGTTGTACTTCCTTCTTTTTTATGGCATAGAGTTACACCAGTAACAAAAGGAACAAGATATAGTTTAGTTGGTTGGTCTTTAGGACAACCTTGGAGATAAAATTATGACACCAGAATTTGAAAAAGGTTTTACCGTTGTAAAAAAAATAATAACTAAACCTACAGCAAGATTTTTATATAACTATTTTCTTTTAAAAAGAGAAGTATCTAAATTTTTATATGCAAACAAATGGCCTTATTTGCATGAGTCAACGCATGGTAAATTTGGTGATGATCAAGTTCCAAATACGTATGCTAATTATTCAGACATAACTTTTGAAACTTTACTACTTGCCGTTCAACCAAAACTAGAAAAAGCAACAGGATTAAAATTGTGTCCAAATTACACTTACGCAAGAATATATAAAAATGGAGACATTTTACATAGACATAAAGATAGATTTAGTTGTGAAATATCTACTACATTGTTTCTTGGTGGGGATCCTTGGCCTATATACATAGCAGAAAATAAAAAAAGAAATACTAAAGGTGTTGAAGTAAATCTTTCTCAGGGAGATATGCTAGTCTATAGAGGTAACATATTAGAACATTGGAGAGAACCTTTTGAAGGTAAAGATTGTGCACAAGTATTTTTACATTACAATAATGTAGCAACTAAAGGGTCTGAACAAAATAAGTACGATAGAAGGCCGTATATAGGTTTACCAAATGAGTACCAGGGAATTGAATAATTATATTATTCAACAATGGTTTAGTTCTCCTGTTTATTCAGGAAACGCTAAAGAGTGGTCCGATAAATTACTGGAACCTGCATTGAAACATTTAAATAAAAATAAAATAAATAAAGATAGATTTTATCTTGGTAAGACTACATACGATACAGAAACTAATTTAGCTCTTAAAAAAGATTTTAAAGGGTTTGTTAAATATTTAAAAAGTATAGCTAATATTTTTGTAACAGAACTTGGTTTTGATTATACTAAACTATCAAAAAAATTTGATCCTTACATATTTGCTACTGAATTAAATCAAGGTTCTTTTCAAGAAAGACATATTCATAGCTATAAATTATCTGGAATATTATATTTAAAAGTTCCTAATAATTCAGCGCCTGTAGTATTTAATGACCCAATTCATATAAGAGAGTATGACCCTTGGCCAGTTAAAGATAAAAAAAATTTAAATACTTGTTTAACAATAAAATACTCACCTGTAGTTGGTAATTTACTAATGTGGCCTTCTTGGTTATATCATGAAGTACCTGTTCATCCCGTGAACGAAAACAGAATAGGATTAGTTTTTAATTTATGAAAAATATAATAATAGTAGGAGGAGGAACATCTGGGCTTTGCACTGCTTTAATTTTAAAAAAAAGATTTGAGTCTATTAATATCACAGTTATTAAATCGGATAAAATAGGAATTATTGGTGTAGGTGAAGGAGTAGAAAACGCTTGGGATAATTTTTGTAATTTTGTAGGAATTAGTTATAAGGAACTAATAAGAGAATGTGATGCAACAATTAAGTACGGTTTAAAATTTGTAAACTGGACAAAAAAAGATTATTATCATGTCGTTAGTCAAACCTTTAGTACAACTAAACTAGGTCAGTATTGTGCTGGTTATGGATATGCAATATCTCAAAACTTTAAACAAGAACAATTAGTAGATATTTCTGTAAAAAATAATTTTCAAGATAGTCAGTCAAAAGGATACATGTTTAATACTTTTAAACTAAACACCTTTTTACAAAAAAAATGTAAAAAAGCAGCAATTAAAATAATAGAGGATGAAATAAAAGATGTAATTGTAGATCAGAATGGCATCAAACATTTAGTGGGTTCTAAAAAATATAAAGCTGATTTTTTTATAGATTCTTCAGGATATAAAAAACTTTTAATTAGTAAATTAAAACCTAAATGGAATAGCTATAAGAATTATATGAAATTAAAAGAAGCTATTGTTTTTCCTGATAAGGGAGAAAAAGAGTACAGTAGTGTAGTTGTTTCAACTGCATTAAAATACGGTTGGAATTTTAAAATACCAACTTATGGAAGACAAGGTAATGGTTATATATTTGATAGCGACTACATTACTAAAGAGAAAGCACATCAAGAACTTGAAGAGTTTTATGGAAAAGAAATAGAAATAGCTAAACATATAAAATTTGAGCCTGGTAGTTTAGAGAATCCTTGGATAAAAAATTGTTTAGCAGTTGGATTAAGTGCTAGTTTTTGTGAACCTTTAGAAGCAACAGCTGTTGGAAATACTATAAACCAAGCATTTATGTTAATGCATTATTTAATAAATTATAACGATAAAAGTATAGAATCTTACAATAGAACATATAATGAAATGATGGAGAACACTAGAGATTTCATATTAATACATTATTTAAATAAAAAAAATAATTCTTCTTTTTGGAAAGATTATCAACATGTAAAGTTTCCGGATAGCTTACAAAACAAATTAGAAGAATGGAAACATAGATTACCAATTGAAGAAGATTTAGCAAAAACAAACTTTAAATTATTTTGGGAATATAATTTTATTCAAGTATTATGGGGTCTTAATTTTTTTGATAAAAAAAGTATATCAAAACAATTTAATTCTTTAAGTTCTTATTTTAAAGACTTTACAAGATTTCACATAGAACAGTATATTAAAAATAAAGGGGACTATAATTTAAACTATTCAAAAATAAGTCACAAAGAATATTTAAAAAATATTAGAAATGACTAAAATATTATCTTTATATTTAGATCATGACGGTTGTGCTACCTATGTAGATAATAATAAAGTAATATTTCACACACAATTAGATAGGTACAATAAAATAAAACATTGTCCTTTTATATCAAAAGACCTTTTAGATTATTTTTATGAGATACCTTTTGATAAGTTAATTATTACATGTCAGTTTTGGGACTACCCCACCATTATTAATAGTATTTTTCACACCAATAAAAGATGGTTAGATAAATTACAAAAAGTTGAAATTGTTCAATACGGAAATCAAGAACATCATTTGTTTCATGCCTACGAAGCCCTATCCTGGAATAAATTTAACAAATATAAAATAGTAATTATGGATGGAAGTGGAAGTTCACAACCAACAATGTATGGAAAAAAAGAATTCGAAACAGAAACTGTTTACAGTTATAATAATAAACTTACGTTTGAGAAAAGAACTTTTCAAAAATTAGGTAAAAAATATCAAAAAATAAGTGATAGACTTATGGGAGATTGTTGGTTTACTGAAGGTAAGACAATGGCTCTTTCATTATATGGTAAATACACTAACAAATCATTAGAGATAGAGCCAAGGCAAACAATAAAGAAAACAGATAAAGTTGCCAGGGATACAGCATACACGTTACAATTTTGTACAGAAAAAGATGTGCTTTGGTTTTTTAAAGAGTATAAAAACTATAATATTGTATTTACTGGAGGAGTTGCGCAAAATGTGTTAATTAATTCTAAGTTAGAAGAAAACAATAAAAATATTTTCTTTAGTCCATTCAATGGAGATTTCGGTATAAGTTTAGGCGCAGCTAATTATTATACAAACAATAAAATAAAAATAGATAACATTAATTTAGGTATACCTCAAAAATTAGATTTTAAAAATACAAGAAAAACCACAGTAAATGAAGTAGCTAATATATTAAAAAAAGAACCTGTTGCAATATTTCAATCTAGAAGTGAACAAGGTCAAAGAGGGTTAGGTTATAGATCCTTATTGATAAGTCCTACTTGTAAACAATCTTTTAATAAAATTAATGAAATAAAAAAAAGAGAATGGTATAGACCGTTTTCTTTAAGTTGTTTAAAAGAAGAAACTTCTAAATGGTTTGGTAAAGAAATAGACAGCCCATATATGATGAAGGCATATAAGATAAAAAATAAAAAAAATATTTACACTGGATACGCCGTAGATGATTCTTGTAGAGTACAAACGGTGGATCAAACAAATAAACATTATTATGATTTGTTAAAAGAAGTATATAAAGTAACCAAAGTGCCTATGTTGGTAAACACCAGTTTAAATTTACCAGGGGAAGTATTAGTAGAAACTAAAAAAGATATGATTAATTTTATAAAAAATAGTAAATTAAAATACATATACATACCAGAAGCAAATCAATTATATGTTAAATGAATTTAAAAAGTACTTAGAAGATATTACCTACGCTTCTTCTAATCAGCAACAGAAAGAATTATGGAATATATCAGGAGTTCTTAGAAATAGATTAAATCAAAAATTAAAATTTGATACAAGACCTATTACTAAAGAAGGATTTAAAATAGGTAACTTTAAAACTAAAGCAGATAAAATGGTATTTTTTATTGATAAATGGATTATTGTTGATGTAGAAGAAATGCATAATTATATAAAAAATAAAAATAAAAAAGATTTTTATTTAAATGATTTAATTAAAAAATTAGATTGGAATATAGAATTTAAGTAATATTAAAACTTATTACAGTTCTCTTTTTAGTTCCATTTTGGATTTGATTACTACCGTGTTTAAGCCAACTAGGAAATATAACAAGGTCTCCTATCTTTGGGTTTAATTGAAACCACTCATATGCAGATTCTTTAGTATGGTCTAAATGAGATATATAATATATACAAGGATTTGGATTATGAAAAACAAGAGGACTACTTTTATCATCTACATTTATATATAAAGCTCCTGATATCATAGAAAAAGGATGTGTGTGTTCTCCTAAAGCTCCACCTTCAAATTGAATATTAAACCAGGAATTTTTCATTTCGTTAATACATTCCATTCCACTTTCTTTTATGTATTCTGCTGTTTTTTTTAATATTTTATTTTTTATATTTTTTAATTCAGGTTTATCTAAAAATCTATGAAATTTACCATCATAAGAAGTAATGTAAGACGTTTTAGAATAGTTGTCATGTTTAAGACCTATATGAGAATTTAAACCTTTTTGATTCTTGATAGCTTTTTTTAATACCTTTAAATCTTCTTTGTTTAAAAAATTATTCTCCGCACAAATTAGAGTGGGAAATATGTTAAATTTTTGCATATTTAAGTTAGATATTGATACTTTTATTCTTTATAAAATTAATATATAACACAGTTATATGCTACAAAAATTAAATTTCAAGCCTGGTTTTAACAAACAAGCCACTGAATCAGGGGCTGAGTCTCAATGGGTTGATGGTGATTTTGTAAGGTTTAGATATGGACTTTCTGAAAAAATAGGTGGTTGGTCGCAACTAACTACAAATAATAACACTTTACCCGGGGTAGCGAGAGCACAACATGATTTTACTTCAATAGCGGGAGAAAAATATTCGGCTGTAGGAACATCTCAAGGTTTATTTTTATTTTATAATGATGAGTTTATTGACATTAGTCCTTTGGATGATGATGTTGTTACAGGTTGTACTTTCACTGTTACGTCTGGATCTCCTACAGTAACAGTCAATAAAACTAGTCATGGATTACTAGACGGAAGATATATAACTTTTACTGCAGTAACAGTTCCTACAAGTTCGGGTTATGCAACAGGAGATTTTACAGGCAATACTTTTGAAGTATTAAACAAAACAAACAATACTTTTCAAATTACAATGCCTACTAACTCAGCAGGGGCTAGTACTGGTACTGGATCAGCTACAGTTAATCCTTATGAAATTGTTGGTCCGACGTTTCAAACTGCAGGTTTAGGGTGGGGAACATCTACTTGGGGTTCAAGCACATGGGGAACTGCAAGTGCGACTAGTGGTGTAACTTTAGATGCAGGTCTTTGGTCTTTAGATAATTTTGGTCAAATATTAATAGCAACTATTCATAACGGTAAAACATTTACATGGAATGCAGGCGCAGCATCGCCAAGGGCAAACAGAGCTGTTGTTATGGCTAATGCTCCTACTAAAACAAAACTAACACAAGTTTCAGATAGGGACAGACATTTATTTCATTTTGGAACAGAGACAACTATTGGAGATAATACAACACAAGATCCAATGTTTATAAGATTTTCTAACCAAGAAGATTTTAATACTTATCAACCCACTGCAACAAATACTGCGGGGACGTTTAGGTTAGATAAAGGTAATGAAATTATTGGAGCAGTTTCTGGTAAAGACTATACATTAGTTCTAACAGATCTTGCAGCTTATGTAATTCAATACGTTGGTCCACCTTTTACTTTTTCAGTAAGACAAATGGGTACTAACTGTGGTTTGATTGGACAGAATGCATTAAGCTATTCTAATGGTATTGTCTTTTGGATGTCGGGTGAAGGTGGATTTTTTATGTTTGATGGTACTGTAAAATCTATACCATGTTTAGTTGAAGATTTTGTATTTACAGATAAGGGCAATAATTTAGGACTTAGTTATTCTTCAAGTCCTCTTATTTACGCAGAACACAATACTTTATATAATGAAATTAATTGGTTCTACCCTAAAGCAGGTTCATCTCAAATAGACAGATGTGTAACCTATAATTATTCAGAAGATTGTTGGACTACTGGTTCACTTTCAAGAACCAGCTATTTAGATCAAGGAGTTTTTAATTTACCTTATGCAACTGAGTATAATAAAACAGCACTACCTAATTTTCCAATACAAGGAATTACAAATACATATGGTTCATCTACTTACTATGCTCAAGAAACCGGAACCGATCAAGTCAATAGTAGTGGTACAACTTCAATTGATGCTTTTATTTTATCTGGAGATTTTGAGATAACTAATAATAATAATGTAGCGGATTTTACAGGTGACGGAGAATATATAATGTCCGTTAAAAGGTTTATACCAGATTTTAAAATATTAACCGGTAATTCAAAAATAACTTTATTTTTGAATGACTATCCTACTGAAGCAGCAGTGAGTTCTTCTTTAGGACCTTTTACAATTACCACTACTACTGATAAAATAGATACTCGTGCAAGAGCAAGATTTGTATCAATTCAAATAGAAAATGATGCTGTAGGTGAGACATGGCGTTATGGTACATTAAGATTAGATGCAAAACCCGATGGTAGAAGATAATGGCTAAAGTAACTGCATACATACCTGAACCTAAACAAGAATATGAAATAGAAAATCAAAGACAAATTTTAGAATCTTTGGCAACTGTGAAAGACCAACTTAACTTTTCATTTCAAAACGATTTAAAAGAAGAACAAGATACATACAATTATTTTTTATCCTAATGACTATACAATATAAAAACGAAACTTTTAATTTAACAACAACTAATATTACAACAGTATTGACTGTTAATACGTCTTCTGTTGCAATAGTTAAAACAGTTCAAGCAGTACATGACACTGCCAGTGCTGTTGATACTGATTTATTTATTAGAAAAAATGGGGCAGGTGCAGATGTACAAATATCCCATGAGGCACTAAATAAAGCCACAGTTAATATGTTAACAAATACCTTGAATTTAGAAGCAGGAGATGCTATAAAAATGAAAGCAGGAACAGCAAATGAAATATCAGGTATTGTTAGTTATGCTTTAATAAATAGGTCACAACAAAATGGATAAAGACATATTAACAATAGATTGTACGACAGTAATAGTTCTAAGAAATACTAGAACTAATAAAATATATAAAGACGAAGCAGAGAAAGACGCTGATATAGCTGATCCAAATACTGAAACAGTAGCAGAACATGTTGCTCAAGATTTGACAGTTCATGTATCACCGAAAGGACTAAACGTTTTACAGAAAGTAATGAATCAAAATAATGACAAACCAAAATCCTAAAGGCGGAACAGAACTTCAATTTGAGTATTTAAAAAAATACGTTGATCCAAAATTATTAGATCAAGTTCAAATCACTACATCTGTCCCTGAGAAAATTCCATTACATCCAACAAAGTTAAACATACTTTGGCAAAAAAATTCATACGACCAACCTAATATTGCTCCCTGGATGAGTGACAAATCTAATCATGATAAATATGATTGGTATGTATTTAACTCTCATTGGAGTCATGAGAAATTTAGAATGATGTACAATCTACCTAACTATAAATGCATTGTAATAAAAAATGGTTTAGGTAAAGATATCAAACAAGCTGCTCCTTACAAACAAGGACAGCCTCTTAAAATTATACATCAAAACACGCCTTGGCGAGGACTTTCAGTTTTATTAGGTGCAATGCAACTTGTTAAAAACCCTTTAATTACTTTAGATGTTTACTCTTCCACAGAAGTATATGGTAAAAATTTTTATGATAATAATGAGAAGAACTATGAATCTTTATATGAACAAGCAAGAAATCTACCTAACGTTAATTACATTGGATACAAACCCAACGATTATATTTTAGATAACTTGCATAATTATAACATGTATGTTTACCCAAGTATCTTTGAAGAAACTTCTTGTATATCTTTATTAGAATCTATGGCAGCGGGCCTGTATTGTATTACTACGAACTATGGAGCTCTATTTGAGACTGGTGCAGAATTTCCAATGTATATACCCTATGATGAAAATTACAGAGGATTAGCTGAGAAATTTGCTTATGGTATAGAAGCAGCAGCTAAAACTATACATGACCAAAGTATTATTAATCATCTCGATTCTCAATCGAGTTATGCAAAAATTTATTACGGGTGGCCTAAGCAAGCTTCTTCTTGGACTAAATTTTTAGAAGGAGCAATACAACATGCAAAAGCCTAATGAACCTATATGGTTTAATGAAGATAAAATTACTACGCCTAATGCAGATACTTATCAAACGATAAAAACAAACAAAGTAGGATCAAACACAGAAGTTATAGAAATAAATTTAGAACGTTCTCCCCATAAAATCATGGTATGTACTCCTTGTCATAGCGATGTTTCTATGCACTACACTCAAGCGGTTTTAAAATTTCAAATGGAGTGTTGGCAAAAAAAAATACAAGTTAGTTTTACTTTATTGAAATCCTCATTAGTAACACAAGGACGAAACTTATGTGTAGCTGAAATGTTAAACGGTCCTGAAAATTACACTCATTTATTGTTTATAGATTCGGATATAGATTTTGAAGCAGAAACTATTTTTAAAATGCTTGAAAAAGATAAAGATATTATATCCTGTCCTTATCCTATGAAGGATTTAAATTGGGATAAAATGTGGAGAAGAACTACTGTAAAAGAAAATGCTGTTACCAAAGCTGAAGAACTAGCTACAGCGGGGTATACTTTCCCTGTTAAAATAAAAGATCCACACTCAATAACAGTAGATGAAGGGGTCATAGAACTTACTCATGCTCCTACTGGGTGTATGTTGATTAAAAGAGAAGTGTTGGATAAAATGATTAAGGCTTACCCTGAACTAGAAATTTTTCAACCTACTATTATCAACGGTAAAGAAGTCAAGAAAGACAATATGTATAATCTTTTTGACACTTTGCATGATATTAAAACTAAACGTTATTTTGGAGAAGACTTTGGTTTTTGTCAAAGATGGGCAGATATAGGAGGTAAGGTGTATGGTTACATAGATGACTATATTACTCATGTCGGAGACCATCAATATAAAGGTCGTTTTAGAGATGATTTGTGGCAAGCTACACGACCTGTAAAACCAGTTGACGATACCAAAAAAATCAAATAAAGTACCGTATTACAGGATTTCGATGCCTGCTTAACAATATAAATATATTTAAATTATGGCAATATCTAGATCTTTAATGAACAGACAACT